AACACGCCGGAGGAGCGCGCGAAAGTGCGCCGCTACATTATGAAGGTCGCGCGGCAGAAGGGCTGGAGCGACGATATACCGGATTCCTGGAATTCGGACGGCTCTATTACCGGAGGTGGCAGTTAATGCCGAAGTCCGCACCGCGCGCCGGAGGCCCGGCTAATCCGGGCGACCTGTTCCTTTACCAGAATCCGACAGGACACGGGTACGGGCAGTCGCACAAGTCGGATAACGTCCTTACGGCGGAGATGACTGCCCTAGACCTAAAGGACGGGCAACAGGTTACGTTCGTGGAATACAACGTAGATACGGACTGGCCTACAATCTCGTGGACCGACACGACGGGCACGCCGCGCATTACGACTATCGACCCGTCCGAATGGTCTACGCTATTCAACCCCGCTTAGGAGGGACGATGACGCTACTCTCGCAAGGGCAGCTTTTCCAGTACGCGGAACAGCAAGCGCTTAACGCGGTCTATCTCAAGACGCAGAGCCCGGCCGTCGCGGCTACGTATCTCGCGCTGTCGCAGACGGCAGTAGGCGCGCTGCAATCGACGGAGACGACGATGGCAGGGACGACAATTAACGAGTACGCGACAAGCACCGCGTACGCGCGGCAGGCATTCGCGCCTACTGCCGCTACCGCTGCCTCGCCGTCGCAGCTATGGAATAGCGCGCAGATTACCTGGGGACCTTTTACAGGTGCTCCGGGCACATGCTACTGGGGCATTTCTACCGATGCCGTTTCCGGCACTGCCGCGCACACCATCGGCTCGTTCCTCCTCGCCTCGTCGCGGACTCCGGGCGTAGGCGACTCGCTGCAATGCGCGGCCGGTACCGGAGCCGCAGGCGTCGGCTTTATCGCGAGCGTCTAGGATGCCTTCTGCGCTCGCGCTAGGCTTCGCGGTCCCGGACATACACGTTCCGCGCGGCTGGCCCTGCACGGCTGTCGTAGGCCCGTCCGGAGGCATCTGCGGGGCAACGCCTACCGCGCAGTACCACCGCTCCTGTCCGGTTGCCTCGCACGGCAAGGACATCTGGCTATGCCCCGTGCATGCCGCGCTCGTCGCGGCCGGATTCTGCATGTGCCGCGACTGCGAGATACGAGGCGGAGTCTCGCAGGCGCGCATTTACCGCATTGTCCCGTTTCCGGTAAGGCTGCCTAAGTAGGAGGAGAAATGGTAGCAGGACGAGAGGCTTCGCCCAAAGACGTTGCGAATACGCAGCGGCTAATGGAATACTGGGCGCACGGGAAAGGCGCAGCGAAGATAAACTGGGGCGTGCCCGGAGACTTTGACAGGTGTGTTACGGAGCTAGGGAAGTACGTTAACCCTGGGATCGTAAAAGGGCTCTGCTCTAATCTGCACCAAAGGGCAACAGGGGCACGACCTGGCCACGCTCCGGGAGTAGAGGAATCGATGGCCAAGGCAAAGCACGCCGCGAGCGAGGCTAAACAGGGCAAATAGGCCGGGCTTCCTTTCCGGCCACCGGAGGATTACAATACGCACTAGCAGGAAAGAGGCACGAGGATGAGCGAAGATGCCGGGGCAGCCGGGCTAGATGCCGGAACGGCAGAAGGCGAAGGCGTTACCGACGCGGACGCAACGTCTGCGGAGGACGGCGAGGCTGCCGGACTTCTCGGCGGAATGCTAGAGAACGACCCGGAAGCGCTCGCGGCGGAGCTTGCTAAATGGAAAGGGCAGGCCCGCAAGTGGGAGGACAGGGCTAAGGTTAACTCCGACGCAGCCGCACGGCTAAAGGAGCTAGACCAGAAGAACATGACTGAGCTAGAAAAGGCTCAGGCAGCGCAGCACGAGGCGGAAGGCGAGCGGGATAGGGCTATTGCCATGCACAACAGGGTAATGGCCGCAGCCGCGAATAACCTGCCGGTAGAGCTAATCGATTATCTCCCTGCCGGAACGGAAGAGGAGATTATGTCGCACGCGGAGACGCTTGCGGGCATTATCGATACAGCGGCTACGGAGAAGGCAAACGCGCTCCTCGCGCAACAGGCAGGCCGTAACGGCATGCCGGGAATGGGCGCACGCCCGGTCGAATCTCTCCGCGCGGGCTCTGCTCCGGCGAGCGGCGGAACGCCGCAAACGGCGGATGACTGGTTCCGGCAGCTTCTATCCGATCGGTAAACAGGAAGGACTTTCCCGGTGGCGACCTACGGTACGCACATCGGCCGTACGACTACGGGCTCTGACCCGCTCGTTCCGGAGCCTCTAGCTACGGCAATTATCCAGGAAGCGCCGAAGGCATCCGCCGCGCTTCAGCTGATGAACAAGACGGTTATCTCTGCCAAGACGCAGCGGATTCCCGTTCTCGACTTGCTGCCCGTCGCTTACTGGGTCGGTGGAGATACCGGCATGAAGCAGACGAGCATGCAGCAATGGAAAAACGTCGTTATGGTCGTAGAGGAACTGGCGTGCATCGTGCCGATTCCCGAAGCGTACCTAGACGACGCGGACGTGCCTCTGTGGTCCGAAGTGCAGCCGCGCATTACGGAGGCCGTAGGGCAGCTTATCGACCTAGCTGTCCTCTGGGGAATCAACAAGCCGGTAACCTGGGGCGAGTCCGTCTTTACCGGAGCGGGCAAGTCCCAGCACTTCGTCGTGCAGGGCACGAACGTAGACCTAGGACAGGACGTAGCGAAGCTAGGCCAGCTAATGGCCGGTACCGGCTACACGATTAACGGCTTCGCTGCCGTTCCGGGCATCTCCTGGCAGCTAGTCGGCATGCGTTCCGCGCAAGGCGTGCCGATCTACCAGCCCGACATGACCGACACTCCGGGCGGGTCGCTGTACGGCTACGACCTTTCCGAGATCAACAACGGGTCCTGGCAGAGCGGCGTTACCGGAGCCGTTATGCTCGCCGGAGACTTTACCAAGTCGATTATCGGAATGCGCCGCGACATCACCTTCAAGATGTTTACCGAAGGCGTTATCTCCGACGATACCGGCAAGGTAATTCTCAACCTTATGCAACAGGACTCTGTTGCAATGCGGATGACAATGCGGCTTGCCTACGCGACCGTTAACCCGGTTACGATTATGCAGCCGTCGGCCGTTATCTCCGGCACGAATCCGCAGCGGTGGCCTTTCGGTGCGATCCTGCCCGTAGGCGCGACTCCTCCGGCAGCCGCAGCGCTCAACGTCATCCAGGCTCCTCCGTACCCGTACGCGGGCAGCTTCGCCTACGAGCCTACGGAGGCGGAGCTAGACAACCCGCAGGAGACGGAAGGGCACGCCGCGCACAACGCCGCGCAGGAAGCTCTAGAAGGCGAGGCGCGCGAGCGCACGCGGGCTCGCGCTCCGCGCGCTCCGCGCAAGTCTGCGGAGTAGCAGATGACAAACTACGCGCAGACAGCGCACTCCGCAGTAGGCGCGAGCACGACGCCTATGGATGCCGGAGCCGGTAACACGTTCGGGCATTACTACATGCGGGTCGTTGGGAACAACCCGGACAGCGTAGTAGCGCTAGAGACGAGCCCGGACGGCACGACATGGACGGAGGCCGCGCGGGTTACCGGGCCTACCTGGTGCTTCGCGCGCTCCGACCTTCGCACGCGGGAAGCCCGTAGCAACTGCATCGGCCTAGGAGCGGCCGGAGGCGGGCTCTCCGCGATCGTAACGAGCACGCCGTAGAGGGTGGGAGCACGGCTTAGGAGGTAGAGTGCGATGCGGATAGGCGAGGCAATTCCGCCGCTTGCTACGTCTGACGATATCGTAGCCCGCCTAGGCCGTGCTCTCACGCAGGTAGAGGAAGCCCGCATAGACGCGCTCCTCGCGGACGGCTCCGCGCTCGTGCGCCGCTATTGTCGGCAGGACTTCCTTAAAGAGACGGGTCTTACTGAGACCTTCGTCGCGGACGCAGGCGAGATACGGCTTAGCAACAGGCCGGTAAACGCGGTAAATTCCGTAACATGGATATCGGGTAACCCGGCCTTGCTAGGCAACTTCGCAATATCCTGGTACATATTCGACGGGATAGACAAGATTACCATTCCGTCGCCGTACGAGTCCGGGATTATTAACCTGCCCTATATGTGGTACATGACGGCCTGGTACTCCGATTCCTATGCCGTGCAGTACGACTACGGCTACGCGAATCCTCCGAACGAGGCCGTAGCCGTGCTCTGCACCGCGATCATATCGGAGCTAGCTACGCCTACGATGTCGGCTACCTTGCAGTCGGAGAGCATCGGAGCCTATAGTTACTCTATGCGGCGTACGTCCGGAGCCGGGCTAAACGCCGCGCTAATGGACGCGGGCATGGCGACCGCGCTTAAGGACTTCCGCAGGCCCGCAGGAACGATTGCGCTAAGGCTATGACACTAGACGAGTTGCTTGCGCTCCTGCCGGATAACAATACCGGCGCGATTACTCCTGCCGACATGCGGACGATTGTTACGGAGCTTTACAACGCCGCGCATCCGCCTTATCAGAACGTCGTTAACCAGGGTCCGGCAAACCTCGTAACGCATGCGACCTGGACTCCTGTTCCGGGTACCGGCCCGTTTAACTACATAATTGCTGACGACAATACCGTCGTGCAATTCATCCTGTCGCTTAACGCGGACACGCTAGCGAACGGCAACCAGGTGCAGGTCGGCCTAGACATAAGCGGAGCTACCGTCGTGCCGGTAGGGTCTAAGCCAGAACAGGTGCTATGGATAGGCGGTAAGCAGCAAGTGCAGGCGACCCTAGAAGTAACGTTCTTGCAGACGCTAATGGCCGGTACGAACATCATAGCTCCGGAGTACACCGCGCAGGCTGCCGCTACGCTGTCGGCAATGGCTGTTATCGCGAACGTTGTAAGCGGTGGGACATGAGCGGGCCTTTTAGCTCCGGCTACAGCGCGGGCTTCGGTGCACCACAGGCCGGAGTGCCGGGGCATCCGCTGCCGTACTCGCAGACGATTATCCTCGTGCGCCGCGAGCTATCTGGGCAGGATGAGTACAGTAACGATGTCTACACGGACACGGAACACTCGCTTGACTACTGCGTCGTGCAGCCGTCGTCCTCGTCGGAGGTTACGCAGTGGACCGAACAGGTAAGCACGGACATAACGGTATTCGTGCCCTACGGCACGGTCGTTACCGCGCTAGACGCGCTACTTATTGACGGGATTAAGTACGAGATACAGGGCGACCCGCAGTCGTGGCGCTCGCCTTTCTCCGGCAATACCTCGCCTATGCAGATACGCGCCGCAGTAGTTACTGGGGTGACGGTATGAGAGCGGGAGAGGTTAAGTACAACCCGGACCACCTAGGCATGCAGAAGATGCTTAACGCGGACTTTATGGAAGATGCAATGCGCATTGTCGCGGAAGGCATTAAAGGCCGCGCGGAAGCGCTCGCCCCGGTAGGCGCGGTACGGCGAGGAGACGTGCATCCTGGCCGGTATAAAGCCTCGTTCCACATCCGGACGCACAAGTACGCAGGGGCACCAGGACGGAGAGGAGCCGTCCGCGCGGAGGCCGTTGTCTATAACGACTCGCCGGAAGCGCTTTATGTTGAGTACGCGCACTTCGGAGTAGAGCCCTACCGCGTTCTTTCCCGTGCCGCATTTGAGAACTTCCCGAACAGGATTAAGCATGCCTAGCAGCTATCTTATCCCGGCTTTCCCGGACGCGGAGTCTGCGGTCCTGTACGCGCTTGTCCCGCTTTACCCAACCGTGCGCTTCGTAACGATAATGCCCGGAGAGCTTACCGGCATTACCGCTCGCGTGCACCGCATCTCCGGCGCTAACCGGAACATTGGCGTAGATCATCCGATTATCGACATAGACGTATTCGGTCCTAAGAATGAGACGGGCTCCGTCTCTAATGTCGCTCGCGACATACAAGCCGACGTGCTTTCCTTCGCGGGAAAGGTCGTCATGAATGGGGTGATACAGCACGCGAGTACGGTAGTCGGCCCTAGGCAACTGCCGGAAGCAAACCCAGATATCGTCCGGTATGCCGCATCTTACGAATTGCAGATACATCCCTAGGAGGAAAGGCAAATGCCGCCAAGGACTCAGGACGTAGCGGAACGAAGCGACGGAGGTAACGGAGTAGTACAATTCGCGGCAGGGACAACGCCCGTCAAGGACAATTCCCTGCTTTACGCGGCCGGAGACGTAGTAGTCTATGTCGGCCAGCCAAATGCCGGATGCCCGCTGGGATTTGAGGACCCGGCTACGATTACCGGCGCGACCTACAAGAGCCTAGGATGGATCGACACATCCGGCTACATCTTCAAGCTAGACGAAACGATCAAGGACATCCCTGCGGCCGGAGTCCTTACGCCTATCCGGAGCATCCTTACCGGAGGCGTAAAGACGGTGCAGGCGAATATCCTGGAGTCGATGAATCCGTACGCGCGCTCGCTGTTCGATGACGTGCCTATCTTCCCGCTCACGTCCTCACCTCTCAAGCCTACCGGCACTGCGGCTCCTGTCGCGGCTCCCGCGCTCGCTACAGCGGCCTCCGGAGGCACCGTGCTCGCGGGTACCTACACGGTGCTCGTTACCTACACGACGGCTACCGGCGAGTCCGGGCCTTCGCCTTCGGCAACGCAGGCGACTACCGGCAGCGTTAGCACGCTGACCGTTACCGGGCCTCCGACGCAGACAGGAGTTACTGGCTGGAATGCCTACGTGTCGCAGGCGAACGGCACCGCGCTTACGAAGCAGAACGCGACTCCGAACGCTATCGGAACGCCGCTCGTGCTTACCGCTCCTCCGACTAGCACTGGCGCGGCTCCGCCTACCGGCGCGCTGTTCCTCGCCTCCTACGTTATCCCGGACCCGCCTGCGGACAACCGCTACAGCCTCATCTTTGACTCGCACGACGGAGTAAAGCAGATGCGGCTCTACGCGCCTTACACGAAGGTTACCGCTCGCGGTAACGACCAGGTGCAGCAAGCGGACATAGAGCCGCTCAACTTTACCTGGACCTTCTATCCGGGCACGATTAACGACGGCACCAACCCGTCCGTTACCGGAGTCGCGAAGCGCTTTATCAACTACGGTGCCGACATGTCGGCCTACTTCCAGTGAGCGCGGACCCGGCAGGCCCGCAGGAGGCCGTAGACGAGCACGAGGACAACGTACGCGACCTAGAGCCGGAAGAGGTAGACCTAGACCTAGACTCGCTAGACGAGGCGCTTAGGCGCGAGGCTATAGGCGTTCCTACGACGGTGCGCGTAGATGGGGTAGTAATACACATCTTGCACGCCGGAGAATGGCCGTCCTCTGCGATGCGCGCCGCGAATACCGCCGACTGGGAGACATGGTCCCGTGCGGTAATCCCGGACGACGCGGAGTACCAGGCCTGGCTAGACGCGGACCTAGCGAATTACCAGATAGAAGCGGTATTCGCGGAATGTGGAAGGCAGGCCCGGCTTAGCGCGGGAAAATCAGCAAGGCTCTCTGGCTCACGGCGTCGTTCGCGGAGGAGATAGAGGCAGACCTGCAACGGTATTACGGCGTCAGTTATCTCGACTTCTACAGAGGCCGTCTGTCCGTTCGCAGGCTCCTCGTCCTCCTTGATAAGCTGCCACCGGAGAGTGCGATGAACACGGCGATACGCAACGCTATGCCGGAGGAGCGGCTAGCGGCTGCCGCAGGCGACCCGGCTAAATCTTCCTGGTCGTCTATCGAGACGTTGCTTGCCATGCTCGTAGACGAGATGCGGCAACTAGAATGGATGTACGCGCAGACGCATTCCGACGAGCCAGTAAAGAGGCCGTCGCCTATCCGGAGGCCGGGCACGGGCAGGCGTAAGCTCCATGCGATACCGCTAGAAGTCGCGCAGCGGATAGACCCGCGACTGCGCGGGATGTCCGCAGCGGAGGCGCAGGAATTCCTGTCTAGCATGACGGGAGTGAACTAATGGCAGACATCTTCGTAGGCTCCGTCGCAGTCGGAGTCGTGCCCGACGCTCGCGGATGGGAAGCGGAGCTTAAGGCGCAGCTAGTGCCGTCCTCGCAATCGGTCGGGCAGCAAGTCGGGCAGAATGTCGCGCGTGGCGTCGTGCAGGGCATGTCGCAAAAGAAGCCCGACATGACGAAACAGGGCGAGGAGTCCGGAGGAGCCTTCGGAGACGCCTTTAGCAAGCGGCTTAAGGCGAGCCTAGACGCGCTGCCGAAGGCGAAGCTAGACGCGGACTCGTCGGAGGCCGACCGGAAGGTAGACGAGCTTCGCGCGAGGATGGAGGAGCTTAGCAAGAAAGAGATAGGCGTTAACCTCTCCTCGAAAGAGGCCATGGCGGAGCTAGGCAAGATTAACGCGGAGCTAGACAAGGTACGGTTTAAGTCAGACGATATTAAGCTGCGCTTTAACACGGTAGAGGCCCGCGCGCAGCTAGATCTTCTAGATCGGGACATCAAGAGCAAGACGAGCGGAGGCGGAGGACTGCGCGGCCTCCTAGGCGGTATTCCTGGGATAGGCGGGCTATTCGGCGGAGGCGGAGCGACGATGGGCCCGCCTCCGGGCGCAGCGCAAGCCGGGCAGGCCGGACCAGCCGCAGGAGGACTCCTAACTAACCCGTACGTCCTAGGCGGAGGCGCAGCCGCGCTCGCTGCGGTCGCTCCGTTCGCGGGGCAGGCTCTAGGCGGGCTAGGAGTCGCGGGCCTAGGCGGAGGACTAGCGGGCATCGGAGTGCTAGGCGCGCTCTATGGCAACCTAGGCAAGACGGCGACGGTATCTGCCGCGCAGATGACGTCGGCTAACCAGAGTCTTGCGGCCTCGCAGCAACGGGTTACCGCTGCGCAGGATAACCTCAACAAGCTACAGGAGTCCGGCAAGGCGACGGCTGCGCAGCTAGCCTCCGCGCACGCCTCCGTCTACAGCGCGCTTTCTGCGGAGACAGGCGCGCAGGCCCGGCTAGGCACGTTGCAGAAGCAGCAACTTGCCGCAGACCTGCCCGCGCAGACCAAGAAGATGCAGACGGCCTTTAAGGACCTAGGCGCGGACGCTAAGAAGTCGCTCGCGGAGATAGGAGCGGCCTTCGTCCCGGTTATGACGAATATCTTTAACACTGCCGACAAGGTTATGAAGCAGCTTACTCCGGTATTCGCCGGAGCCGAGAAGATTATAGCCGGGCCTTTTCAGACGATGATAGACACGGTGCTTAAGGCGTTTACGCAGCCTGCCGTGGTTAAGTCGATACAGGATGTAGCTAAGGCGTTCGCGGACATCCTTACCGCCTTTACGCCGGACATACCTGGCATTATGCAGTCGTTCGCGGAGGCTATCTCGCGCATGGCGAACGCGATTGCTAAGAATCCAAAGGCGTTCGCGGACTTCCTAGACTTCCTGTTCCAGGTCGTTATCGCGCTAATCGACGCGATAGCATGGCTAACGGTCGCGGCTAACTATCTCGAATTCCATTTTGTGCCCGCCTTTATCCGGGCGTGGCATGCGATAGACGCCTATTTCCTCCGGCCTTTCGAGATAGGCTTTAACAACCTAAAGCGCTGGCTGTGGAATGACTTTATGCTAATCGTCTACGATTGGTTCGTTAACACGCTGCCGCAGTGGTTCTTTGCCTCGTGGCACGGAATCGACGCCTACTTTATCCGGCCTTTCGAGATAGGGTTTAACAACCTTAAGCAATGGCTCTGGAACGACTTTATCCTCGTCATCTACGACTTTTTCGTTAACAAGATTCCTAGCTACTTCCGCACGTCCGTCTCCGCTATCGGGCAGTTCTGGCAAGGCGTTAAGGATGTCGTGCGCGCTCCTATCGCGTGGGTTACGGACAACGTTATAGACGGGCTAATCCGCGTCTTTAACAACGTCATTAACGCGATAGGGCTAGGCAAGTTCAAGATAGGCGAAGTGCATCCGTTCGGCCTCGCGGCAGGCGGGCTTATCCGCGCGGGCACGACGGCGACAGCGGACGACGTTCTAGTGCGCGTGTCGCGAGGAGAGACGGTCGTGTCCGCTGCACATTCGCAAGCGCTCGCGCCCACCTTCGCGGCTATGGGCATTCCCGGTTATGCGGGCGGAGGCATTATCGGAGACATCGTAGGCGGAGCTAAGAACATCGCGAGCAAGGCCGGGCACGTCGCCGGAGACGTAGGCGCAGCGGTCGCGCATGGGGTTACCGGCGTGCTGAGCAAGGCTGCCGACGTAGCGAAGATTACCGCCGCGCTCCTAACGGGCAATACGACGGCTCTGCTCAATGCCTTCGGAGCGCTAACGGGCATGCATTATCCGGGCGCGCTCCTAGGCGACATTGGCCGGATTGTTACGACGCTGCCGAAGTTTATTGTTGACAAGCTCGTGCAGGTCGTTAAGGACAACTTTACGACGGGTACGGGCTCCGCTAACGCGGTCCTCGCCTACGCTATGTCCTTCCTAGGCAAGGTGCCTTACGTGTGGGGAGGAGACACGCCTAGCGGATGGGACTGCTCCGGCTTCGTCTCCTACGTGCTTAACCACTTTAACCTGCTTAAGGGCAGGCTCGTAGCGGAAGGGCTGCGGCAGTGGGCTAAGCCGTCTCCGCCTAGTCCGGGCGCGCTCGCGTTCTACGGCAATCCCGCGCACCATGTCGGCTTCGTAAAGGACGCGACTACGCTCCTGTCCGCACTGCATACCGGGACGATGACAGTGCTGTCCGGGCTTAACATGGGAGACAATTCCGGCTACGGCGTACCGCCGCAGGGATACGGAGCCCTAGCCGGAGGCGCGATACATTACAACCCGTCCGGTGGGGTAATGCAGTGGAATACCGCAGTCCTGCAAGCGCTCGCGCTAAATGGCCTAGGCGCGTACCTCGCCTCGCAAGTCGAATACCAGATGCAGACGGAATCGGGTGGCAACCCAAATGCCGTTAACAACTGGGACATTAACGCGCAGCACGGCGACCCGTCTAAGGGCTTGCTCCAGGTTATCGGCAGCACGTTCGCGGCCTTCCATGTTCCGGGCACGAGCAATAACATATTTGATCCGCTCGCT